ATGAAAAAAGACTGGCATACCGCCGATATTATCGCTGCGATACGTAAAAAGAATAAAACGCTGGCATCATTATCCAGAGAGCACGGCTTAAGTTCTTCAACATTAGCCAATGCTTTAACGCGCCCCTGGCCTAAAGGGGAATTACTGATTGCTCAGGAAATTGGTGTCACCCCTGCTGAAATATGGCCCAGTCGGTATTTTGACGAAAATAAGCAGCCTATCAAACGAACCGTCCGAAATGATTTACCAAACAATTCCGATATCACATAAGTTATTTCTATATCCGAAAAAGTAACGACAACTTTTAAACCACCAATCTAATATAACACGCTGAATTATCAGTTTTTTATTACACTTATTGCCCATTCTTTTAATATCAGAATTGTATTCATAGCTCTATGAAGATGTAAAACAGCCCGCATATTTTGCGGGCAAGATAATTAATCAATAATGTGTTTCAGACCATCAGAACACGAACCCGTAGCGCTGATTGATACCGCATTTAAAAAGGCGTCCCAATGTTATTATGTGTATGACTCGCGGTAAACTACACTAATCTGTTGGCTATCCTCCCATACTACCGAAGCAATAACCGCTTGAACACGGGTTCAAGTCCAGTCGGGATGACCAAATTTAACTTTTAGATCAGTATATTGGGCGACTTAAACAAGAGTGGCTTGCTTGATCAAAGGCGGTAAATGTTAAAGGCCACCGGGAGGTTACCCCGATGGCCTTAGCTACGTTTCCGTTATCTATTTCAGAAATGCACGGATCAGCTCTAAAAGCGCAACTAATGCTTTAAGAACGATGATAGCAGTATCAATAAAGGCTTTGAATGCTTTCATCCGTTTGCTCCAGTTGAGGAGCACGATTTACCCAGCCGTTGCCTTTACATTGCCTGTCCGGCTGGTTCTCATCAATGTTAGTTGAAGTGGATCGCGCTCCGGCCAAGGCTCTGAATCAGCACCACCTGTATTCAGCCAGGACTGACGAAAACTTGCGTAAGAGATACACAGGCTAAAACGCTCCTCAACTAACAGCCGTTGATTATAAGTTTATTTGGATACGATTCAATGGATTAATAGATAGGTAAAAACAAAAAAACCAACTGGTGAGGTTGGTTTTTTTGTTTTTGCGCTCTTAAACAGGTTGGTAACCCCAGGCTTAGCGCGATCCACTTCAACTAACATGAGAATTTTAATGTTTAGAACCGGAAATATCAACCGATAACATGACTATAAAACAAACAATACAGACAGATTAAAAGTCACCCAATCACAGGAGAATACTTCTGTCTCAATCCATCCGATTTATAGGCCGTATTCCTTATTGCGCTGGCGTTCTCCGGCGTGCCTGTGTTATGGTGCGTATGCGCGGCGGTCAGTTCCGCTAATTCCTTAACCACATCCAGCGTCTCTAACATCAAGGTCATGACATTGATTTGCTGGCTGCCCACCCAAACCACGGGCGCGACGATTTCTTGCCGGGCTCCGGCGATGCTCTGCTTAAGCAGGCCAATTTTCTCTATCAGCGTTTGCCCGATTTCGATATTGGCCTCTTTCCCTACACTGGCAACGAAATTTGATGAGGTCGCCATACTATAGTCACCGTCTGCGATTTGCTGGACAACACCCGCCAACAGCGTAGACGTGCCCAAAACCGTGGTTTTATCCGTGGCCTGTATCGTGGTTTCCCGTGCGACTACCGTGCGTGTTTCCGTGTCTGCCCTGACTTCACGGTGCATGGACGATTCATTAATGGTCTGGTCAGTCTGACGAATCCAGTTCCCTTCCTGAGTTACCCTCTGCGAGACTTCCGCCCGCTGCTGCTGCAATTGTTCGCCTGGCTTGATATCGGGCAAGGTATTGCCCTGGCTTAATGTCTGCCGGATAAAGGGCTTATCCGGCCGGCCTGCCTCAAAGGCGATTTCAACCACCGTTCCGACTGGCGGATATTGGAACAGACCGGATTCGCTGCCCGCCATCGGCAAAGGCAGCGGGACAGCGTGGTAAACAGGGACAGCGGCATCCTGACCATCATTATCTAGCAATTGAACATCAACCGCATAGCGTGGCCGGAATGGGTCGGAAATATCACCGCTAACCGTGCTTTCGGTGTGAGCTTCAATGCGGGCGAATTTGGGTAAGTGCAGCCCTGCCGATAATTCGGGGTAGGCGGCATCAATCTGGCGCTGCATGGGCGTTCTGGTCTGAGACTGACCGGTCAATTCGTTGATGGCTTCCCATGTAATCACCATATTTTCATTGTTCAGATTAACTTTGTTCAGCCGGTGCTGATTGACTACCACACCTGGGCGCAACGATGGGATCATGGGAATAGTCATTGCATTGCCTGCGGACTGGCGCTGGCTAAATTCATTCGGAATTTCGACCGGTTTCCCCGCAAACATCGAATGCCCCCCACTGCCGACATAAACCGAACCATCCGGTAACTGATACCAGATATAATCCTCAATCGAAAAAACCTGACCAAGATTAGCCAGCAACTGATAGCCGGTACCATGATGGGTAAAATGCGGGATAGGTGTCTCCGTATAAGGGGCAACCGGCAATATGAAGGTGAGTCCGCTGTGCTCCTGCAACCAGTCCACAATCTGGCTCAGTGTTGGATGCTGAAATGAACACGGCCACAATCGATCAAACACCCCGACCAGCTCACGCACAAACAAACGCTGGTAACCGTTTTGGGCTGGCTGTGAGCGTTCCACATAGCCCGTGAACCAGCGCAATACCAAATCCGTGTAACCCACATCCAGCCGCACCAATTTTCCAGTGTAATCGGTTGTCGTTTCCGCCGTGATAAAACCACGGCCACAGGATGACAGTTCCAGCATAATATTGGCGTCAACCAGGTGAATTTCATCACCGGAAAGATAGAGCCGGTTAATCGGTGTCATTATTTGGCCGGTCCTATTTTGTCATTAATCGGTTTCAATACTTTTCTTTCAAACCAGCTTAATTTTTCCGGCGCTTCTTTTGCTGCGGCTACGCCCTGCCCTGTTTGCTTTTTGGCCTGAATATTATCGGCAGTGTGGGCGTCCCGTTTTTCAGCAACAGAGAAGTGTTCACGTAAAGTAAATGTGACCTGCCATGCCTGTTTACCGTCGATTTTGCTGGCATCAATAGTATGGGTGAATGTCCCGATACGAAAATTGATGGCCTGCGCGGTAAGGTTGGCGACACGGTAGCGTTTTAGGCTGTCGCCGTCTTTCGCTTCCGCCAGGGCAAATAGGCGTGACAACGTTTTTTGTTCAGTAAATGGGATGATCCCCGTAATGCGCAACTCTTTAGGCTTAATGCCTTGCTCCGCTACGGCGGTACTGGATGACTGGCCGCTTTGGTCTGTGTCCTGAAATACCACCGATGGGGTTACGGTCAGACTTTTTAATGGTATGGCCTCACCATCAAGGGCGAGGGTGATAATTTGGCTCATTGTGTAGCATCCTTTCTAATGCGCGAATATCGTCCCCGGCAAATAATGTCGCCAGCGTGTAAACGGCGTCCTGTTCAGGGATATCCTGACGCAGTTTTTCGGCCAATAATGCGCCATTCCATTTCCCTGAGAAAACCCAGACACGGGCCGATTTGTTCCTGACGCCATTCAGAGCGGCAGTCACTTGTTGTAAGGCATTCTGTCTTACCGTCGTGAAGTTTGTTAATTGTGATTTCAATCCCGCAATGCTGCTGCCGACGCTAACCTGTGTTTCAGCCTGAGCAATCAATTGTGCATTCACGGCCATGCGGCTGGTTGATGTTGAAAATGGTTGCAACGGAGGCAAACCGCTGCCCGGTTTCCCAGGCAATTGCATTTTGGTGATCGCCAGACGTTCCGTTGTCTTTGCCATACGGGTAACCTGAGAAAATACCGGCAACGGCAACACTGCTGAAAATTGGGTTAAATGCTGGATAAATTCATTATGCGTCTTCGCGCAGATCATGAGTACCACGGCGCTCATATTTCCCGTTCCCCGGATTTTATTTGCCAGATAATTGATGGCGTTTGCCGGACTCAGGTAGTGACCGCTGTCCGCTTTCTGCCCGATACCGTATACGAACGGATGGACGGATAGCATCGAGCAATGTATCCCCGTCATATTCGGGGAGATGCGCATCATTTTCCGTTGCCAATGCATCACGCAGGTTGCTCAGGCCAGTTGATATCGGGGGCAGTTGAAAGGTCTACTCGGTTCACCCGCACACGATATTTTTTCCATTCTACGAGCGCTGATTTTTCGGCATCAGTGGCGATATCCAGATCAATGGCATCCTGTAAAGGCTTAATTGCCGCATCTGCCTGCTGCTGTAGAGAGATTTTTTGCTGCTCAGCCTGTTCAATTTGATGAGATTTTAGGGCTGATTTATCTGTGACCCATTGCTTATTCTCCCACTTATCAAAGGGAGTTTGGGGTGATTGCAGGGTGAGATTATCTGGCAACGCGCCGATGGCGGTAATATTGATCGGCTGACCTGTATCGGTTGTATACGCCGTTTTACTCCGATAGTCAGGCACATGTCGCCAGGATTTTTCATCTACACTACGACAAATCGCAACGTCATGCGTACCAGGTAATGCGGGCGCATCCAGATACGCATTAGCGGCAACAGAAAAACCGCGTGGCACGTGATCCATATCGGCCCCAATATATTCCCGTGTTTCAGGATGACAACGATAAACCGCCACCCATCCGCTAACAATGGCTAACCCATCATCATCAAACCGGGCCATTTGAATATCTGCACTGTATTTAGCCATTACTTTACCCTCGTAATATAAATCACTGATTTGTTGACAGGTCGGTTTTCATTTGCTGTCGGAACCACTCTGGACGCGTCAAATGTCCATGAAACCACCCCACCACCGGCACCGGCTGCGCGGCCGCCTGCCTTATACCGGTAGCTGAATGCCCCAGACGCGTTGCTCCCGCTCTCAATAGTGGGATTACCTAATGATCCCGTGATATTTCTGATCGCGTCCCCCTGAACACTCCCTAACGAACGACCAGAATCTAAACCGCGTCCTCTATCCAGACCACGCTTAAATAAGCCTCTGTCATCGGGTAATTTCAGATCGGGAAAAATTTTGGCCAGCTCAGGGTAATCTGCCGCACGGAATGAGCGTCCCTCATTGGGTTCATATCCGGCGGGTATCGGCGCAGCCGAATGCCATTCGATAGTGGCGCCAATAGGAATACCCATCGTTATCTTTTGCTCTACGGCACCGTTAGCGTTGAGAAATCGAGTGTGCAACTGTGCATCGGCATCAATCCAAATTTGCCCCGTGTCACCCCCTACTCCGATACTCACCCCTTTGGCCCATCCATTTTCCCGACCACAAGAAAATGGCCCTGAATAATGCCTGCCCGGTAGCGCAGTCATATAGGTAGTCTGGTGATAGGCGCCAACATCACCCGCCATCAAATTGATATCAGACAATAGCGATTTCCCGTTAATTTTCCTGTCATTGGGTACAGCATTCCTTGCCCGTTCGACGGTTTCCACTAAGCCTAGGTTTTTGACAAATTCATTCTTATTGAGAATATCTGCGCCGTGCTGGTTTTTAGCCAGGCGACTATTGGCGTTTTCGCTGACAACGGTTAATGCTGTATTAGTGGCATAGTCCCCTTTCGACTGTTTCCCATGCAGACCGCTTTCCAATGCCTGTTGAGTCACATATTCCCGTTTCACGCTATCAATCTCTTGATGAATAGCGGAAATCTCACGGTCATTCAATGACCCTTTAATACGCAAATCCATTACATCACCGCGACCATCAACACCCGCGACCGCAAAGACATAATGCGGATACCCTGCGGCATCGATGTAGTTTTTAAGATCATTGGCTGTGGTGACATGAACGACGGTTTTCCACTGACTCACCAAATTGCCTTGATAGCTAAAATCCGCATAAACACGGGTATCACGCAGGCGGTTAAGCGTTTGGTCAAACACCAATTCACCCCGCAACCCGCCAACATAAGCCAGCCCTTTTTTTACCGTGTATTGATCACCACTGCGAACCACGGAAAACCCATCACCGAAAAAAGCCGCCTCACCGTAACTGTCAGCATTAATCAGGCGCTGCATTTCATCGATGCCAGATAAACGGGCGGTAAAATCAATCTGCCAGGTTTCCGCCGTGGTCGTAATAGCGGTCTCTTTAGCTGCCCCGTCAAACTCCAGCAAGAAAGAACGGGTGAGTACATTTCCCTGTAATCCGTTCGCAGTCTTAATTTTTTTCTGAGTTGGGGCGTGGGTAATCATGCCAATAATGCCAGAAGCCTTATTTATCAGGCCAATCCAGTTAAAATCAAAATGACCGGCTTCCGTTCCCAATGTGACACTGTAGGCTACGGCGTTTTCGCTCGCTAACCCTGTTTTGTTCACAGCCTGACGATGCACAATATGACTTTCGGCAGGTAATTTCTCCTCGCGATTAATGACAAGAGCGGGATCTAAATCCGGCACATAAGCAAAAACAAATTCATCCAAAACCACGGGCTTTCCCGCCGCGGCCTGCTGCGCTTTCCATTTTTCAAAGTCTACGGTAATCACTGATGCCATATTATTTCCTTATAATGATGCACCGTAGGTTATATTCGGTGCGGTAATCTCCTTTAAACTGGCGCAATCAAAAACGGATTCACCCGACATGTCACCCACTTTTAATAGCAAGGACGGCGAGGACATGGCCGCGTAATAACAGCAATATTCCGCGCCTAAACTGCCCACACGCATAAACAGTTTGTTATTCGTCATCACTTCAAAACGGTAGCGTCGGCAGGTACGGCCGTATTGACGAATGATGTTCATCAGCAAATCAGGATGCTCGGCTATTTGGCCGTCACTGATCCGCAAAATAATCACATCCCAATCTATCCCTGGCTGACGTTCCAGTACTTCAACATGGCCGACCTCTAAACGTTCAAAGATAGCGATAAATCCCGCGACACTGCCAGCATCTTTGGCGTTAATAAAGGCAAATGCTACCCGTTTGCGAAACAATTCCATTGGCTCACCATTAAATCGGTGAATATCCCGCTGATAGGCCAAAACTGATAATAGCGATTCTGAACACGTCTCCGCGTCCAGTTGGGCTAACGGCCATTTCAGCCAGGCATACATTGTCAGCCAGAATGCCCGCGCAGCACGGAGCAATTTGGCGGGTTCCCCCTGATCCATCCATGAGGGCAGCGCCAACCGTGTTAGCCGCTCCTTGAATTCAGACATGCTTCACCTCAACTGACAGCGATTGCAGTCTGGGCACACTCAAATCACTGAGAATGTCATCCAATGAAAATGACAAAGATTCAATGTCGGTAAATTCACGGTGAATTTCACGCCCTAAGTTCGAAAAAGAAAATCGGGCATACGGCCATGTTTTTTTCACGTGATATTCGGTATTTTCCCGAAAAGCACAGCGGATAAGGTTTCCTACATCCATTTTCAAAGCGACGATTTGTTCCTGGCGATAGTTCGCCACGTTCTCGACAAATAGCGTCACCGTCAGCGCGTGATATGTTTCCGGCAGCGGTAAACACTGCATATCATCACCATGCCCATGATGTCCCCGATGGGTGATGTAATCGTTCACTACGTCAATAAAGGGCTGGCTGATGACGCCCGAATCCAGTAACAAATAGGCGTTTGCCGTTCCGGCGCCACGAGGCGCATCATGCAGGAAAAAAATGCGGTCGATACTTAAGCCTACAACACTGGCAATCATGCCGCGGTAAACTGCGTCCGTGTGATAGTTACCCACAAGGTTATATTGATTCCGGCAACGATCACGCAAATCATCGTCAGATTCCGCATCTGCGCCGGGTGTTAATAACCAACCTTCCTCATTTTGTACGCTTTCAATACCGGATACGGACACGGGCAAGAGACGAAAATAGCCGGGCGCAAGGTTGAATGCTCCCCCTGCGGTCTCTGCGGTTACAGGCAGTAAGACACTGGTGACCCCCTCCGCAATGACCACGCTTTCCGTGGTGCTGACGCGATAGATTTCGCCATTAATACGTTCAGTCTGGATCACCGTTCCGGCGGGCACGGTCACCATCGATGCCCCTGCGGTTTTATAGAAGCGGAGCACACCCTGCGCAGCGGATGCGGGTTTACGTTTCAGGTTGACGCCCCACGCAAACATATCCAGCCATGTGCCGGATGCGGTCGCCAAATACATGTTTTTTAAGGTGACATTGATTAACGCCGCTTTCAGCCATAACACAGGGCGCGTCACTAGGGTGTTAATCAGCCGCCAAAACGGGGACATCCGCGAGGTGTTGGTCACCAATCCGGCTTCATCGACCACTTTAGCAAATGCCGTGCTGATATCGGTTTCCGTGGTTGGCATCCCGCTATCACGTAAGACCTTTTCATAATCAATCGTCGGTTTAGTTTCCATTGCCCACGCTCACGTTGATACGGCCAAACTCGTAAGTTTCAGCAGTTATCCATAACTTAATGGGTGATTCTTCATTAATGATGATCGTCCCTGGAATAATTCGCTCATCGTCTTCGACCAGAATTTCTATCTGTGTGCGAATGTCTGCCCGTAGTGTTGGACTGCGTTCGGCAATAAGTTTCGTTGCCAGACCACTTTCAATAATGGCGTGCACACAATCCTGACTGATAGAAACACGGTTATGACAGAAACGCGGTTCATTCCCTGAATTGAGTGTGAAATTGCGCTCGCTAATGAACAAATCAATGTATTTCGGCTCATCCATATGCCACGTGCTCCCATTCCGTTAATTGCTCAGGTGTCATGCCGTTGGCAATATTCAGCGTCACATTTTCAATTCGGCGGCTGTTATCATTGATAGTCTGTGAGTGGGTTGTCACTTCTTTGAGCAGACCATTTTTATTAATGCCCTGCTTTTTCCCGCCCGTTAATACACTCTGCGTTTCAGACAGTTTAACAACCTTACCAGGCTGAACCATTTGAGATTGTCCCCGTAATACCTCACTGGGCTGAAAAATGATTTTCTGGCTATTCCCATCAATACCCCTCTCAGGAACCGTCGCTTTTCCCACTGGTTCAGCGACGGTTTTTTCAATGGCCTGGGTTTCAATATTGATACCGGGAATACCATTTAATTTATCGATAATCCAATGGTAGCTGTCGGAAAAGGATTTCATCAACCAATCCCATAAACCGCCGAAAATATTGCCGATGCTATCCACAATGCCCGAAAAAGTATCCGCCAGTGAAAAACGGCTAAACCCGTCACACAGGTTATTCCAGCCCTCCGCGATCCCATCCCAGACCGCACTGAATATCCCGCCGACCCATTGCACATAAGCCGCCGCCATCTTAAATGCCGTGGTGTTCATCATGGTGGCTTTAATTTCGTCCCAATGTTGGATCAACTTATAAATGCCGTAAGCGAGCAAAGCGATAACGGCAATAATCAGCAGTATCGGCCAGCTCATCAAGGTGAAAGAGACACCCGCCGACATTGCCGCAATCCTGACAGCTAACAGAACACCCCGCAAAACTCTTAGCGTAACGTTCCATACAGTAATAGCAGCGTTATAGAGCCATACTGCCGCCGCGCCCAATTTCAAGCTCAAAGTACAGGCGGCCCAAATCCCCTTAAGGCCAATCCAAATAAATTTAGACACGCCCATCACGATATTGGCGGCAGCCCCCGCAGCGGCAAAACTCAGAATACCGATGGTGATATAACCGACCCAACGGGCGATATTCGGAAACAATTTCAGCCAGCGCCCCAGTAATTGACCAGTATTGGCAAGCCTATTCACCAGTGAACAGATCACCGGGAGCAATGTTAAACCGACGGCAATACGGATATTCTGCCAAATGGCGTGTAACCGTTCCCACGGGTTCGCCATCCGCTCGGCCATTTCGCGAGCCCGTTTCAGACCATCATTGGCCCCTAACGCCGAAATAGTCTTACGCAGTCTATCCACATTGCCATACAATTGTTTTACGACAATGGCAGAATCGCCAAACGCTTCCTCAATTTCCTTTTGTGCCTTGAGATTGCCCTCAATGTTCTTGCCATATTTGGCCTGTAGCTTTTCCAACATTTCCGGCAGGGTTAGCATATGACCGGATGCATTAACAAAGCTGATACTGAGTTTCTTCGCGCCCTCAACGGCATCGGTCAAAAACGATTCATAAACACTACTGGCCTCTGTACCCAATGAACGGTGCAATTCTCCCAATACCGCCAATTGTTCATCAATGCCTACCCCGAAATGCGTTCCGGCTGCGCGGGCCCCCTCCATCAAATCCGCGATTTCATCCAGACTGGCGCCAAATGTTTTCGACATGATGATGGCTTTTCCCGCCAGTGCCTCAGCAAATTGAATATTTCCCACGGCTTTGGCATGGCTGGAGAAATTCGAAAACATCTGCCCCATATATTTGGCCGTCTCTGTTGCGCTGGATTTCAGAGCGGCAGCGGTGATATTGGCAATGTGAGTCATCTGCGGTAAGTCATTTTGTGACAGTTCGCTCATCTTCTTACTGATTTCCACCGTTGATTGCACAAATTCAATAGAGGATTTGCCATACAGTGAACTGAATTTCATGGCATCCGCAGCCACTTTTGCCATCACACCACTATCAACCCCTTGAAGTGATGCTTCTGTCATCGCATCATCCCATTGAATAGCCGGATCAAGCACTCTCTTAATTGACCAGAACGTCCCCGCTAACCCTGCGCCGCCGACGGCAATTTTTTCAAACGCTGTTTGTGATACTTTGGCAAACCCAGAAACAGCCGCTTTCGCACTGGCAAGCGGTTGTGTCAGTTTATCAATTAGGCTCAATGTAAAATCTAATTGCCTCATGGTTCACCCTTTAATGCCAATGCAATACCATTCGCGGTTGCGATGCGCATATTTTCCCAATAACGATTATCCAGCCAAATTGCACGGGCTAAATTGTCCTTATTATCGTTCTCATTCGGTAAATAATGACGGCGCAATATTAGCGCTTGTTCAAACAGGCTGTTATCAATGGATTTAACCCGCGTATTTAGTTTTTTATTTCAATTTCCAGTTTTGGCGCATATTCCGAATTAACCTTCTCAACAATTTGCATCGCTGCACCAGGGATTTGTAATAACTCATCCAACTCGGATTTAAACGCAGGTTGAACAATACGGCGCAAATAGGTAACAATGGGCACGACCTTATTATCCATTGTCATATCATTAATCATGCTGTTATAGGCAATAATATTCGGCTCGAATGTCATTTCATTTTCGCCAATCATTAAGGTAATCATTTTATTTTCTTTGATCATGAGTTAATTCCTTTCTTTTATTAATTTCATCCACTAATTGATTATGCCGTGCGGCGCAATTGCCATATAAGGTGGAATATTCCATCACGATATTGGCTAAATTATTTCCGGTCATTCCCATCAGTCGCGGTAACGTTTCCTGGCACTTTTTCAGTAGATTTTCCTGATAGAGTACGCTCAATATTTGCGGCTGTATCGTTGTACATCCTGACAAACTCAGGGCTAACGCACACATGAGTAAAAACAGGCTTGACCACCTCAGTACGAATTTCTCGTGAGGCAGCATTAGCGATCCCCTCCAATTTAGATTCCAGTTGCCTTGCGGATTCACTGGAAATCTGTTGTATTTCCTGCTGGATTTTCTCCCCTGCGACATCCACGGCATGAATAATTTTCAGTTCAACACTGTCACGGTAATAGCTGTTTACCTGCCAACCTGCACAAAACGCCAGTGCAAGGAAAGTCAAATACAGCGTCCGGGCATTGAACATCATTTCACCCCATTATGCGCCAGTGAGAAATGATTGCCGTCCGGTCGAGAAAATCGTCCACCCCACGTACCGCCAAGGGATTCCCAATATTCTCCTAACGGTAAATAAGCATGACTGTTTGTCTGATACTCACCCCGAATAAATAAATTCAGATCTATCGCCAGTCGCTGAATATGCAGACTATTAGCAATGCCTTTTCCTGTCTGAGCGTTCAACTTGGCTTGTTCTGGTGTACGGTAAGCCTCGCCCAAAGTGAGGCGATACCCGCGCTCATCTGCCCATAAAATCAGTTGAGCGATCAAGACTGTAAAAAGCTGTTGTTTTTCACTCAGTGTCATTTCTTTAACCTCCCTGTTAACAAGGCGCTACCTCGCTTACGTAACCAGACTTCAATTAACTGATATCCAGCAATCCCTAATGCGCTGCCTATCCCTGTCACCGCTATCGGATTGATACCCGGCCACCAGATCAGCAATGCCCCCGCCATCACCGACACCGCCGATCCTAAGATAATCCGACCAATAAACAGTCGTAAGGTGATCGGTTCGTTGCTTGTAAGCATTTTTCCTATTGCGATAAGTGCCCCTAGCAATACCAACGTAATAAATGTCTTTTCGTGCTCTTCCATGAGCGCATCTTATCCAATTAGGCTTTGCGTCAGTTCTGCTTCCAGATAGGGAATACCATTAATGCGCACAAAATCGGGGCTAGTCACAACAAATTTCACTTTGTGAGTCATCACACTACCGCCTTTAGGGTCAACGTCCAGAATGTCGCTAATGATGAGTTTGCAGCCGTAGGCTTCAACTTTTATTTCTTCATTGCCTGCTTTGGCATACCACATCAAATCAACGGGCTGAATGCCTCGCCATGAACCCGCCGCGCGTGCCTTGGATGTCACGATATCCAGATATTTGGTACTGAGTTCAATTTCCCCCTCTGCCGCCACATCACCGGAAATATAGCCATCCGGTACACCCTGTGTTTGGGCGGCGGCGGTATTGTCCGTAATGGACAGATTGACCTTTTCGGCATGAACCAGATCCCCGTCCATATTAAAATCAACCGACTGGCCTGAAATACGTTTGCTCATGCGATTTTCTCCAGACGGCTATCCAGCAACAAACTGACGGAGATCCCTTTCGGACATTCGTAAGTGCGGACAGTGATATAAATTTCCACCGTGTTTTTATTGCGCCATGTAATCACCACATCGCCATCTTTCGGGGATTTCACTTCCCCCGGAAAAGTCACGCCGTTAATCTCGGTACTGCGCGACATTTCACGCAAGGTACGGGCAAAGTATGCCTGATGCGTTGCGATACTGCCCGGCGTGCTGTTTAAGCTACGGTCGGCAATTTTAGCAATAGCCTGCAAACGCACTCGACGCGCAACTTTATCAACAACCCGCAAGTTTTCGATACTCTGGCAGTCTCCGCCTTCTACGTCCAATGTGCGGCCATCTGACCAATACATGCCGTCATAATCGGGATACCACATCGGCACACTGAAACGCAGTTTTTCCAAGGCTTGCAAGGTTGCCAGATCCATCGGTTTCCCTTCTCCATCAAGCGGGAAATCGGTTGAACCCAAATCCATCAATGCCCCGGTTTGTACCCGTGCGGGACTGTCCGCCACGGTGACGGCGCGGTTACATAAACGCCCTGCCAATACTCCCGCCTCATTGCCCCACAGGCACGGCACCAGTTGCACCGATGCCACAGCTTCGCCCTTTTGTAGCTCGGCCAAACGGGTGACATAATCCGCCCAAGTCTCTTTTGCCTGTGCGCCATCAACCGCCAGAATGGCCCACTGCCAGCGGCCAAATTTAGCCATCGTGTTGGCTCGCAAAGTTTGCGCTGCCTTAATCATGGCTTTGGTTGCGCCGACCGTCAGTGTATAGCCCTCAACACTGGCTATACGCTGCGCCGACGTCACCGCCTCAACAAACGCCAATTCATCCGCCGATTCCGGCAACACATGGATATACCCAGACCAGTTTTGCCCCGCATTTGCCATCGCCGCCAGGACATGACGTTTGAGGACGGTTTGTGCCGTTCCCAGAACGGAATTAAAATCCGTCTGGGTATTGACAGCCATCGTTTTGCCTACGTTAGTTTTGCCTGTCCCAACGAAGAGCAATACTCGCTCAATTTCCCTGGTTTCGCCTTGCAATTGGTTAACCTGGTTAACCTGCACATGTGGCCACATAATTTAATCCCTTATTAATGCGCTAACCTGCGCCGTATCCAATACCTTGTAACTGGCGAGCCAGCGCCCGGCTAAACGCTTCATCATTCATGCCTAAGAATTCCCGCGCGGGCACTTCAAACGACCATGAATTTTTTACCGCCTCACCGTTCAGTTCACGGATCAATATTCCTGCCTGAATAAATTTCATCTTGGCGGTAATTTCCTTTATCGGGGGCTTACGCCAGCGTTGACCCTTTCTGACCTGATAACCCAAATCCCGCAGTTTTTTCGCCTGCTTAATGGTTGCCATACGCTCACGGTCAACGCGCTTTTGCACTTGCCGCCGACTGACCTGAACACGCATCCCGTTTTGCTGTGCATACCCTACAACACCCGCAGGAACCTGCTGTTTTCCGTTCCGGTAATGTCCGCCTTGCAGGTAAATGCGTACAGCATCCCTTTCCGGCATTTCCCGGATATGCAGCAACTTCGGCATATTCCTGAGCATCTTCTTGCGCCACGGACTTTTTCTGGCAGTCCATCGCCCGCCATCCGGGGATTGCTGATTGCGCACATGGCGTTTTGCCGCCTGAATCACCCCGTATTTCGCCATCCGCCATAACAGCCGTTGGCGCTTTTTCGGGAGTAGCTCAAGGTCACTCAGTGCGTTTTGCAGTGCCTTAAGCTGATTTCGGTTTAACTGACCATTTATCATTATTGTCTTTGTCCAACGGGTGCGCCTGACTCATTCACACAATGCACAACCCCATTTTCAGCAAACCAGATTTCAGTATCAGCCAGCCTCCAGCGCTTACCCTCAAAGGGGATGATGCCGTTTTTATCTTCACGCATGACAACAGGCTCTGACAGTGACAACGACACCACAACCACAGCGGTTTCTTCATCCACGTCAACGGTCATCGCTGGCCGTTCCGGCTCCAGATTGGCATCCCCTAAATCATTGCCCTGCCCAGTCAGCCACACCTCTATTAACAATGGGACATATCGCGGATCAAACTCTCGGTATGGGAAACGCCCCCAGGCAATCACCGCCTCATACTGCTGGATAAACATCTGGTATTGCCCCAGACCTAAATCCCGTTGCGCAGGAATAAAACGAATTTCATCCATTTCACTGGTAAATTCTATCTTACAGAGACGTTCTGGCAGGTTTTCCCGCAAAAATGCCGTTAAATGATGTAATTTGCTCATATCATGCGTACCGTTGTACGCCCGTATCCCTTCATATTGCGGATAACAAAAGCCGCTTCCGCTAATAAACGGGGACGTAGTTCAGGACTTTCTTGTGACGGATGAGGGGCACGACTGACAATAGCCGTGTATTCCCCCAACAGATCCGCTTTTGCCCTGGCATAAACAGCCTTTTTATACTGACCGACTAACGCATTAACGCCATTGATAGCAATGTCTGGCACATCTGCGGCTTTCTGATAGCCTTTTGCCTGCAATCGGACTTTCAGACGCTGTAAGTCAAGATTGATTTCAGCGGCACTTGCCAGCAATGCCTGGGCTAACAGGTCATTATCTAAGTCAGCCGGAATATTGCGATTAACCTGAAATTCCCGTAAGTTCAAATCCGGCCAAAAACCGTCATTGGTCAACGGTTCATCCCGATAATCGAGGGTATTGCCACTAAACATCTCGCCTCTCCCATCCATAAAAAAGCGGGCAGTCCGGTTTCCACGGCCATAAGCAATCCCTGCCATGCCTCCACCGCGCCCGCTCCGGCTTGCGGTAGTCACTGTTTATCTTGGTATAGCGATTGGGTTGTCAATGCCCGTAAACGGGCAGCAATCCGTTGCCGATAGGTTTTTACCCCTGATTTTGGATTGCACTGATGCGCTTTTGATAACCAGAGATCTGCCTGCTCCAGCACATCCAACCTATCAACCGAACTCGCCTTAATGTCGGCGTTATCCCCTTTTAGCAGGTTCAAGGCGGCAAATTTGTAGTATTTGGCCTTAATTTTTTCGTGTACTTTCCATTTGCCAGTGACATTCTGAAATGTCCTTAAAAAATAGGGTTCAACACTATTCCCAGCGTCGGCTTCCACCTGTGCCCAGAGTAAAACCGTGTCGGCCACAAAGGCCGGAAAGTTACTGCGAAAATTGTCGGGGGTGAGCTGTCCTTGCTCAATGGCGATATCCGCCCAATCCAATCCTTTGGCAAAATCCCCAATATCAAATAACCAGATCACGCAGTAAGCAAAAATCGGGTTACAGTAAATTTCCCCCTCGGCTAAGTAGCGTTCCGCCGTAGGCAAATAATTAGGCAACAGTTCCCGCTTTTTCATCTCTACCCGTTCCGCCGTTAACGCCAACTGGCGTAACCGCTTAATATCCTGCTCAATGGCACGGGCTTGCAGGTGCATACTCGCCCCCTCTGCAATGGCAACCGCTTGTTGCCGCGCCAGCTTCTGGCGAAGTTCAACCGCAGCCCGGTGTCGTTGAGCAGGTGACAGCATTATTCTGTATCCAGTTTTTCAGCAGGTTCAGCCACAGTACCGATAATTACGGCATCTTCATCATAGGCGGCATACAATTCCGGCTCTTCCAATGCATAGCCTTCATTGCGTAAGTATTTATTTTCGAACTGCTTGCGGTCATCCTCAAACGCCGCCTTACGCTGGCGAGTATTACGCTGTGTCAGAATTTGCAGATTCGGCAACATGGTGACTGTCATACGTTTACCCGGTATAAATGGCGGGATCATGGCCGGACGGCCAGCGATGGAACTACTCAACATCTGTGCCGCAATCTTTTCGGTCGGTTTATCTGCCGCCTGATACAACCTATGCTGTTCTGCTGCCACCAAATCCGCCCCAACTAATACAATTAAACGTGGGTCATGACGAAATTGTTGCGGAATACACGTATTAATTAGGTCTGATGCCATCGCATCCAATGACCGAAAATCGCCGTGTTCGTCCAGTTTCACAGGGGTCATAATCACCTGCTTGCCATCGTTCCACTCTTTGGCGATTTGATGCCAACCCCTATTGACATCTTCACCATTCGGATTGGCTTCTGGGTCAGTGTCCTCAGCCACTCTTCTTCCATTAAATCCAATACGGATCATATCCAGAGCAAATGACTGATTAGTAAATTCCTGCATTCGTTGGAAGAATTCGTTTTCATTGCCAGAGTTCGCCCAAATGGACAGTAAGTCCCATCTCAGCGCCGCGCCGGAATCGGTTTCAACCAAGTTGTATTTATTGCCGTCAACACCGGTTTTACGCATAAAACGGCCATCTTTTTTACGCCCGGTGAATAATCCAGGATTGCCGACTGACACTACCTGGCCGGAAAGGTGATCCACATCCGCACAGGTGATCATGCTGAGGAATTCCACAGATTCCAACAACGCACTGCGCAAGGCAGTTTCCTTCGGATCAGCCAGCGCAAAGTAACGCGATATATCTTCTATTCCATAGGCTTGGGCTAATCCCGCCGCATATTTCTGCAAAAATGCCCGTGCCCGATGATTCAGTTGCATAGCTCTTCCCTTTGCCTTTTTCCATCATGGAATTACAGAAATTTAAAAGGCTCGTTTTTGTCGCCTTTTGGGTTACGCGAGGGCAAGCGGGTAGCAATACCTTCCAATTTGTTAAATCTTTTTAGAATATCGGGCAAACTGTCACGTAAACGCGCAAATTCTTCGGTATCGACAACCGCTTTCATTGTCTCGACATCTTCCTGAACGTCAGCGACTTCTCGCTCAGTGGACTCCTGTTTATCTTCAAGCGCGGTAATTCGCGCTTCCAAATCTGCTACCGCCTGGGCCAGCGCCTGCAACGCATCATCGCTTGATGGTTTTGACTCAGTTTCTTCGGGTTCTTCAATGTTAAAAAAGCTTTTCCATCCTTTTTTGGCCTTTGCCATGTCGTTATCCTTAATGTGTTTAACCTCATCAATAACCAGTGGCTTATACGCACCGAATCGACGACGTTTGTTCCTTTTTTTAAATTGCAGACGCGTTGTGCCCACGCTGGCGGGGGAGTCAGTCACTGCCAGCCCTTCCAGATAAGTTTTGCCGGTTCCGCGAAAATTGCCATCAGACGTAAATTCAACAGAGGTAAACAGTAATTGTCCCTCCCGATTGGCCTGTAACAATGATGATTGGGTCGCAGTTGCGCATATAAGCGTAAAACCCCGTCATCATCTCGCTCGGCTTTAACGGCTAACACTTCGCCCATTGCCCCGAACCCACGTTCATGTTCCGGCCAAATGCGGGCGGTGTACAACGCTGGGTTATAGAGTTCGGCAGCCTCTAAAATCCATTGAGGTTCCATCACTCGGCCATCAACCGTGTCGCCCTCCGTGGCAATACATATCCAGTCAGTCATTAACTGAGACATATTTAATTCCTTCCATTTGAATCAAATACAGTATTGCGGATTCAATAAAATGCTGCGAATGGTTTAATTCTGATGAATTCGGATATAACGCCATAACCGATTCAGGTCGAAATTGCATTAGCGTCAGGATAAATTTAGCCCTGCATAATATGATGACTATGGCTAAATACTCTGATGAACTCATAAGTGTCGCCCGTTCTTTATACCTGCGGCGATATACTCCGGCAGAAATTGCCCATGAATTAAATCTGCCGAATCGGCGGATCATTTACTATTGGGCGGAAAAATGGCATTGGGCGGATATACTCAGCCATGAAAGTGTTGTCGAAGCCATTAACCGTCGGATTGCCGTGCTCAGTGAACGCAATAATAAAACCACGTTGGAATTGGACGAACTTGATCGACTAATAGCCCATCATGTGAAATTGATGGCGCAGGAAAATAAGCATAAAGAAAAGCTGGCCGAAATTAAGGCGCAAACACAATCAAGTGGTGAATATATACTATCCGGTGACGGTGAGCCGAAGAAAAAGAAACGCTACCGCAAAAATGATATTTCGACACTGACTAAAGAAGATTTCCAGAAGTTTGTCGATGAGACGCTTTTCGGCTATCAAAAACATTTACGCAATAATCTGGCAAAACAGATCAGAAATATCCTCAAGAGTCGGCAAATTGGCGCGACCTGGTATTTCGCCTTTGAGGCATTCGAGAATGCCGTGTTAACCGGCGATCCTCAAATATTCTTATCCGCCTCAAAACCACAAGCAGAAGTTTTTCGCTCGTATATCGTCAATATCGCTGAACACTTCTTCGGTGTAACGCTGACAGGCAACCCTATTCGGCTCAGCAACGGCGCCGAACTGCGTTTTTTATCAACCAATAAAAACACGGCACAATCCTATTCCGGTCATTTGTATTGTGACGAATATTTTTGGGTGCCTGATTTTAAACGCCTCAATGAAGTTGCCTCCGCAATGGCAACCCATGACAAATGGCGTACCACCTATTTTTCAACCCCCAGCGCCAAAACCCATCCCGCCTATCCATTTTGGATAGGTGACGAATGGCGCGGCAATGATCCCAAACGTAAGAACATCGAATTTCCCTCGTTTAATGAACTGCGTGACGGGGGTCGTGATTGCCCTGATGGTCAATGGCGCTACGTCATCACGCTGGAAGATGCCATTAAGGGCGGATTCAACCTGGCATCCATTGAAAAACTGCGCAACCGCTATAACCCAGACACCTTTAACATGTTGTATATGTGTGTGTTTGTTGATAGTGGCGCCGCCGTTTTCAAATATCACCAACTGGAAAAATGCGGCGCTAATATCCATCTCTGGGAAGACCATGATCCCAACGCACTACGTCCCTTCGGGGATCGCGAAGTCTGGGGCGGCTTCGACCCGGCCCGTTCTGGCGATACTTCAACCTTTGTCATTGTTGCCCCGCCCATGATGGCGCCCGAAGTTTTTCGGGTATTGGCAACGTTCTACTGGCAAGGCATGAACTGGAAACATCAGGCGAAACTGATTGAAGATCTCTGCAAGCGCTACAAATTCACCCATATCGGCATTGATACCACGGGGATTGGTCACGGTGTCTATGAAATGGTGCAAGACTTCGCCCCCCGACAAACCCACGCTATCCACTACAATCCGCAAAGCAAAAACCAACTGGTCATGAAAATGATTGATGTGGTCAGTGAGGAGCGTATCGAATGGGATGCAGAACAAAAAGAAATTCTGGCCTCATTTCTGGCTATTCGACACACCACGACGAAAAAAGGCGGCAGCATGACCTTTGTCGCTGACCGTTCGCGGGAAACCGGACACGCTGACGTGTTCTGGGCAATCGCTCATGCCCTGATAAATGAGCCGTTAAATTACGACAAGAAACGCACCTCTAAATACACATTTGCCAAGGCTGCATAATGAAGAAAAAGTTAAGGAAAACCCGTGCACATTCCCCACGCACAAACCACCGTCAACGGCAAATGAGCTTAATCACGTTAGGCAAACCTGAACCGATACTCACCACCAGGACGGATTATCAAAATATCGGGTATGACAATGACTATGACCATTACACACTACCGATTGACCGGTTGGCCCTGGCACAACTGACCAACATGAACGGTCAACACGGCGGTGTACTCTATGCTCGTCACAATATGATTGCCTCGGACTATTTCGGCGTTCGAGGCGGAGTAAGTCATGAACAATTCAAGTCCGCTGTAATTAACTTCCTAATTTTCGGTGACGTAGCGATCCTGAAAGTCCGTAACTTCTGGGGTGATGTGGTCGCATTGGAGGTCTTGCCCTCGCTATACCTGCGCCGCCGCAAGGATGGGGATTTTGTGGTATTACAGGAGGATGAACCCTTGGTTTACTCACCGGAAGAAGTGATTTTCATCAAGCAATATGACCCACAACAGCAAATTTACGGATTGCCGGATTATATCGGCGGTATTCATGCCGCCCTGCTCAACGCTGAAGCCACCATTTTCCGTCGTCGTTATTACCACAATGGCGCCCACACTGGCGGTATCATTTACACCAACGACCCGAATATCTCTGATGAGACCGAAGAGGAGATCATACGCAAGCTGCACCGAAGCAAAGGCATTGGCAACTTTGAAACCCTGTTCGTAAACATTCCCAACGGCGACCCTGACGGCATTAAATTTATTCCGGTGGGTGATATTTCAGCCAACGATGAATTTGCCAACGTCAAAAATATCAGCTCTCAAGATGTGCTGACCGCTCACCGATTCCCGGCAGGACTGGCTGGCATTATCCCGACCAATGTCGGCGGGTTGGGTGATCCTGAAAAAGCCCGTGAGGTCTATCGCCAGGATGAAGTTATCCCCGTCCAAAATATGTTCATGAATGCGATAAACACGCATGATATACCTGAAATATTACATATCCGTTTTAAACAAGATCGCGTAAGTTCGGGTGCAAAATGTGCAAAAAACAGGTAAAATTACCGAAAATGGATACTTTGGGAATAAGGAACATGCGCGTATTAAAAATAATCTGCCCTGAATGTGGCGCTAAGGCGGTTATTCGCAAAACGAATCGAAAACACCGTGAAATTGCTGATCTGTATTGCGCTTGTTCCAATGTTGAATGTGGTTATACATTTGTGATGAATTTGACGTTTTCACACACGCTGAGTCCCAGCGCAAAAACGGGTGATAAACTGTTGCAGACTGTGATTAACAACCTCAACCCGCAACAGCGTCAAATGGCATTGGATTTGTTGCAAACCAGAGCTGCCTAATTCAAACTTTGAGCCAAGCCACTATTTAGTGGCTTTTTTCATTTTCATCAAATTGCTTAATTAATTGAGTAGTCAATTCTGAACACCAAATAAGAGCTTGATAACGCTCATCATTACTGCAACCTCTATTAGTAGCCAAGCGTAACAGCAAATCAACTCGTTCCAGTGAAATTGACCCAGCAAAAAAATCTACCATACTATCCTCTTAGCTCCAAAATACTGTTTTTTTATACAGCATATATAAATATAATTAACAAGTGAAGTAATTCTGTTATGAAATAGCGTGTTATGTGATTTCTATCGTTTCTGATTCCATTTTCTTCAACATGTTCAGATAATGGCCTTTGGGGTCACGAACTATTTCATTAGTATCAATCTTGATACCCAAATTTTCACTTAACCTACTCATTATCATTTTTGTTATTTCAGTATGCGTTTTTTTAACTTTATGTAGATGACCGAACATAGATAAACAATAACGTTGTCCATCTACGACTATGCTACTCCCCCTCAGTAATGAACGGGCCAGAGCATGGCTCATCTCTAAACCGTGCAAGCTAGCTGATTCATAGACCCGCCGTATTTTTTCGTCATCACTCATCTGATACCAACTATGATGAACCTCTTCTAAACACAGATCATTCCCTTTTCTGACCATACTTCGTGCCTCCGTACAGTTATTGACAGAACTCCAAGAGGAAGAAAAAACCAAACCCTCGCCCGTAGGTACAGCGCTGAATTTAGGAACAATGTTCCATTTAACAGTACGGGTAACAAAAGAAGAGGACTCGCCCAAACGGGGCGAGTAAATACCTGAAATGCGTTGCACGCCCTCACCGTAGGCATTACCTTGTTCTGTGATCTCATACGAGAGACGCACGGTTAAATCCTTCCGTGCAACCAGCGCACCGCCCTGAAACTCGGTATAGGCTGACCAGTTGCCAACATCTGCGGCAAAGCGCACGTTATCCATATCCTGATCAGGCAAAATTTGCTCATCACCACGCAGACGACGCAGTTCGCGCCAGACAGAAACCGGAGCACCGCCAATCTGCTGAAACTGACGGATGCGCCAACGGCTCGCCCAGGCAGAAACAGAGCGGGACATATCCTTGAGGTTGTGTCCTGTCTCACGGTCAATTTCACCGTCGAGTGCGTACCCGTCGATGTTTTTTGAAATATATTTGGCGATATAGCCCGTTGCACTGCCCTTTTCTGGATCTATCCGCTTAACAAAAAATCGTGCGTTCTGTGCTTCTTCGCTTTTCAACTCGTGCGCATCTTCTTGGGTTGCGTACTTCTGCACAATTTCCCGCATTCCTTCGACGTGCTCAGGCAGCATAAATAACAACAGATGCCAATGCGGTGTACCATCATGATGCGGTTCAACAACACGGAAACCAAAAACACTAATCCCCGCACGAGAATAAGCAGCGCGAATTTTCGCCCAAACCTTACACAAATACCGCTGTGTATCCCTTGGGGTCGCACCGTTCCAGTTTTTCACAAAACCGCCACCACTATGTACAGAGTGATATTTAGAAGGTGCTGTAATAGTATAAAAATCTCCCACACAGCCCATTTCGTTAGCCAAGTCCTCAAATCCGCGCATACGGATCATGAGTTCACAACGGCGAACGGCTGGGTTCGCAATGCTGCCCAAGACCTTATCGCTTAACGAAATTCGCTCTCCATCTTCGTTTTCTAAATCGAACGATTGCAGAAACTCCCAATTTAGCCGCTTCTGCTCTGCCCATTCGCTCAAAGTCTGACGTGAAACATAGGATGAAACCGCTTTCTGCACCTGTCCGACAGCAATTGCAATATGTTCGGCACGCATATCACGTATCCGCTTTAAACGGATGTACCACCATTGATCTGACATCATGCGCAGCAATCCGGCACATAATTGATCTTCTGTCGGTTTAATTCGACCTTTTACAAACTGCTGCCAATATGGGGCTATCGTTCCCGCTTGCTGTGTCAATTTAGCCAAACGGGTATAGACGTGAATTAATCTACGGTAAGCGTCCTGCTCATTCTGTAGGGCCTGTTCAACATATTGGTCGTAACTCTCAGCCATAAACCGCGCAATCTCATGCGCAAGCTGTTTTATCTCTTTACGTCCTAATGTTGGCAATTGTTCCAGTGATTCGATAAACGGGAACGGCATAACACCAGATACGATATGCTGGAACTGGTATTGTTCATTGACCAATTTTAACCGTGGTAATACGTTCTCGCAGAACTGACGTAAAAACGCATTAGCCCGGCGGCGACCAGATTGATTAAAAATGTTGGCGTAACGTGTTGCAAGATAGATCGCCAGTGAAGGCGGCACATCCTCAAGATATTGATGCCGCCATGCATAATCGTTAGGGTTCGCCTCCCACATAATACGTTCAGCCAGAGTTGCATCATTCGGCAACCCTGGCTGAAATTCTATACTCTGGCGATACATTGAACGCAGCGCATCGCCGTTATTTTCTTCTTTTCTTTCAATATTCATGTTACAAACAATTAACGGGAATTAATTAAAATAAAAGCAAAACAAACTCTTCCGCTATCTGCGGATACAAATCTTTATTAATTACCGTTACATGGGTTATTTTTCCTGAAATCAATCTTCCTATGAAATTTCCATTATCATCAATTTTATTCAATGCAAGAAAATCACCTGTTTTATATTCTCGATCATTTACTCTAAATTTTGATTTTTTCTTTCCGTTATCAATGGCTATAACAAAAATTATTTTTAATGATGAGTTTTGTGTTTCACTTTCATGATTATTCACCCTCACGAAAGAAAAAATTCGGTGATAGCAATTTAAGTTCATATCTGATATTTCCATATGAATAATCACAGCTAACATCATCCCTTATCACAGAATTAACGATAAAGGTTTTAACCCTAACACCTTTATATTCACGCAAAATAACAATATCGTTTTCCTCAATCACGGGCATAAATACCGATATATCAATACAAAGCTGATGATTTGACACAATGCAATCAAAATTTTTAGTTGTTAGATCATGATATCTAGTCATCTCACATACTCCTCCTGTAATTTTCATCCGACGTTCTACGGGGATTACTTCCCCGCAGTCCTCACATTCAAATGCAGAAACACCAACAGGGCGGTTTATATGCTTTAATATTCTGAGCTCTAATGTTTCATCTACATGTTGACAAGCACGGTCAATAACATCAGACATAGTGCCACTCCTGGGCCTGACGCTCGACGCTCTCAGATTCACGTTGCAAAAGCGCTGCACTGGCCGCGTGATCCATTTTATTTTTCAGAACATGAGCGGACAACTTTGCTAAACGGGATGAAAATAAATCTGCATAATGTTTACGTTCATCCTCCCGCACCTTTTTTATTAACTGCTCAATACCTGTAGCTTTCATTTATTAATTTCCTTGTTTTTGGTAATAAAAATCCCTGACGTGTTAGCGCCATTAAAATCAAACCGGTAATTATTTTTATTTAATTAGGCAGTGATAGATTATTCGGTAATAATGCACTCGTTGCCTTGATAAGATTTATTGCTCGTATCAAATTAGTCATTTCTTCACTGGTTAATTCATTCAATGCCAGTTCATGCCTATCAGTTGGTATCCGTGCTATATAGAAAATGGCTGCTAACACGCGTTTATTATCCACATAATTTTCGCTACGTTTATCTCTCATCTCATTAATAAAGACACTTAACTCTTTATTATCAGATTTGAAATATTGTGCCCTGACTTGAGCGACTTTATTTAATCCATTAACCCGCGTTTCAAAAGATATTGAGAATGCGCGTTGTTCACTTGATTCAAATTGATATTCCGTGTTCATATAAACCTCATCGAATCAGGAACAGAATAAAATAAGCAAAAGCACATAGAACGATGGGATAGATAAATCTATCTTTTTTGGGTTTAAATGACTCACCAGTCAATTTATATTGATGTTCTTGCTGCTCTAATGCATTCATACTAACAATACTCCAAAACCTGCAACAACAGCCGAATTGAATGCAGGGTTAGAATGCAATCTTGATGAAATGGTGATACCCGCAAAAATTAATAATCTGATCGCGTTATTAACCGCCTTCTTAAACTCATCCACACGGGTATGGTTGAAATGACCTCCCGAAACAACGGCACTTGCCAGTTTTCCCACTTCAGCCGTTGCACCTAACAAATAACTCGACATATTGGAATCACAAATCTCATTCACCGGCACTGATGGTTGACACTGCAATTGCTCCAGTAATCCATCCAAAATAGATGCGTCTTGCGTTGCATCAGTTAACTTCATCAAGTCAACACAAGTCAGCATATGGGGCTGTTCAGGGTTCAGCTTGTTGCACAGCATTTGCGGATTCATTCCGATAGCTTCCGCAATTTGAGCTAAGTTGCCCCTATGAGCGTTGGCGAATGCTCGGCAAGCATGATCAAAGTGTGTATGTTTGGAAACTTGATAATCAAACATTGTTATTTACCTTTTTATTCACATAATGTGAACGTTAAGACCAAACGAGAACGATTATTGGGAAACCTAATCCTTACACCAATCCCACCAATCAATGAAAACACGCTCATTTGATTTTTTCTTAGGCTTAATTTTTAGCCTACCAGTAGCAACATAATACTTAGCCGTTCTCTTGCAAACGCCTGATAATTCACAAAATCTATCATACGTAACCCAACGTGATTGAGCTTGTATTGAATTAACAATCTGCATAGTACATATTCTCCTTTTGTGTTCCATGTTCTAAACTTTTTGTGATTGTATTACCTTGCACTTCAAAGTACTACATTGAAGTACCTTACAGCCGAGATATTACGATCGCCATATAAGTACGTAAACTAAAAAAGTCCTCCTTTGGTGAAAAAATGCAACAGTACGCAAATGCAAGAGAAACGATAGATAGAATCTGTTTAGCATATAAGTTTAAATCATATAGCCAATTGGCTAATTATTTGTCGATCAGCAAGGGATCTTTAGGGAATCGTATAACAAGAGATAATTTTCCTTACGATATCGTCTTACGGTGTGCCTTAGAAACCGGAGCTTCCATTGAGTGGCTTTCATTTGGTATAGGAAACATGAACAGCACCATAGCTGAAACAGTGAAATTAACCACATTCGAGCTCGTTGATGAAAAACTCCAACAATCTAGTTCCCTCACCTTTGATAAAGACATCCTTCCTAAAAACTATGGTGATATTGAAGCAATCAAGTATGGCGAAAATATTTATTTCATTGATAGAAAACAAAAAAATACCAATGATGGAAAATGGTTAATCGAATTCTCAGGAAAATATCAATTCAAGGAATTGGAATTGATCCCCGGCAATAAAATACGTATGGATGGCGGTAAATATCCTATCGACTGCGATATAGATGATATTACTGTCCTAGGTAAAGTTATTTCTATTTATACGGTCTTATAATGTCTGTCAAAAAAATTGATTCTGGTGAATGGCTCTGTGATCTACGGCCCAATGGCGTGAAGGGTAAACGTATTCGTAAAAAATTTGCAACTAAAGGCGAAGCTGTTGCTTATGAGCGTTATATCTTGGGTGAAATGGAAAATAAACCCTGGGTAGCAGAGAAAGAAGATAACAGAAAACTATCTGAATTAATTTCACTCTGGCATTCACTCTATGGCCGAACACTAGCAGACCCCGCCAGATTACTGTCAAAACTGACGGCCATCTGTAATGGCCTAGGTGATCCTACTGCTAATCAACTTACTGCCGCTGACTTTAGTAAATACAGAGAACAGCGGTTAATGGGTTTATTACCTGATTCAAAAGGTAGAATCATGGCAGTGAAACCAATCACAGTAAACCTTGAACACCGTAATTTATCGTCTGTCTTTGGTACTCTAAAAAAACTTGGGCATATTAGCTATCCTAACCCATTATCAGGTTTGCCAACATTCAAGATTCAAGAAAATGAACTGGCCTTTTTATATCCTGATGAAATTATCCATTTACTGGATGCCTGCAAGGAATCCAAAAGCAAAGACTTACTTTTAATTACCAAAATCTGTTTAGCTACAGGTGCACGCTGGAGCGAAGCGGAAGAATTAGAAGGTAATCAAGTAACCCCGCATCGAATTACATTTATCAAAACTAAAGGCAAACGTAACAGAACCGTACCTATTTCCGAATCACTATATAATCGGATTCCCAAGAAACGAGGTAAATTATTTACCCCATGCCGTAAATCTTTTGAACGAGCGGTAAAACGTGCTGGAATTGACTTGCCAGAAGGCCAATGTACTCACGTTCTACGGCACACATTCGCCAGTCATTTTATGATGAACGGAGGCAATATATTGGTATTGCAACGAATTCTAGGGCATACAGACATCAAAATGACTATGATTTATGCGCACTTCTCCCCTGATCATTTAGAAGATGCAATAACAAAGAATCCTCTTACACAATTGGAGTTAGAGAACCAATAAGATCCATATTATGTCCACTCAGCTCAAAAACCAGTGTTCTGAATTGTTTCTTATTGCAAATTAATATATTGAAAAATAAAACAATTATATGTTTTACATATATCTCCAGGAAACTGTAGGAATTTCGGACGCGGGTTCAACTCCCGCCAGCTCCACCAAATTAGTAGGGACAGTGACAGGACAACAGCTTTAGAAACAGTGAGTTAGCAAAGTTGATTGGACACTGACCGGACGATGAAGGGACACAAAAGAATACGCAAAGGAGCCGCGGAGCTTTTGGAAAAACCAACCATAATTAGGTTGGTTTTTTTATGCCCGTAGCACAGCAACCAACTCCTCACAGTCAGGTGTTAATACTATACTCATTAACTTCTATCATAATGCGTAGTGCAAAATAAAATGCCTCATCAGATCTCTGCCTCATAGGGCATTATTTATAAATCCAGCACCTGATACCACCAGCTTTTAATGCACACATGTAACTCAACTTCATATAACAATCGCCTTAGTGATCGGTATTTCTGGTGTGACATATCCTAATGTTCATGGAGTTCGGTTTGTGCCACTTAAACGGTCATTTTATTTACCAATGTCACCCTATCGGCGAAATGGCTATACTATGATGTGCCGATAAACAGTTTATATTTGTGGGAGTAATTTTGAAACGTATACCGCCAGAATTGTTTAAGTCTGAGATGAAACGAAAAGGCTGGACGCGCCGCGAACTGGCTATACGGTGGGGCAAATCAGAAACATGGATCAGCAAAATAGTGAATAATATAGAACGAGATCAACACTGGAATGATGCCCTCAATGGACTACCTGAAAACGAAAAGTCTAGGTAAACTATAGGTCACATTTTTATTGCAGAAAGGTGACCTATAGTTCATAATTCAACATTGAGAGACTATTTTCACTGACGCAGAGCTACCGGGCGGGCACCCGATAACCCTGCTTACCACAACTAACTATATGAGGTAGTTAATTATGGCTAAACGCGACAATAAAACAATTCGCCGAATTTCCCAAGCTGAACGTTTGGGCAAAGTAGCTAAAAACGGCATTTCTTTAAAAGGAAAATGGTTATAGGAGGCGGGGTTTACCTTCGGAATGCCACTAAAGATCCGGGTAATGCCGGACTGTATTGTTATTACCGCCCAGAACACCCAGGAACTCTGGCAATGCCTGGAAGGACTGAGTATTGAGCCATTTAACCCCAATGCTGCTATTGACTGGATTAAGTATTATCCTGGTGGGTTGATGATTACCTAATAGACTAAAACATAAATGGACTACACCTTTAAATGTTGGATGGTTATCCAACATTTTGAGGACGATTCAGTCAGAGTAGTGCAAAAAAACCACATTTGATTAGACTTATCTAACTATTAGGAGTCGGTTCAATTGGCCCTGATTCCATTATTCTAAGGGTTTTTCGGGCCAGTTAATATCTGACGCTGAATTAACATCAACGCGGTTCAATAATACTCTATATTTTTTTAACTCTGCTAACAGCGATTTTTCCTCATCACTCGACATCCCCAAATCTACAGCATCTTGTAACGGAGCGATCTGTTTACTTACAGTGAGCATAAGTTGTTGTTTCTTATGTCCTGCTTGCTGCTGCTGTTCCCGTCTGAGCTTTATTTTATCACTTTCTGATATTATCCACTTTTCACTATCCCATTTGTGATAAACAGATGGAGCTTGTTTTGTAAGAATTGGATAACCGTCTTTATCACTGACGATAGCAAAACCGCGTGATTGACCGTCAAGTAATTCATTGTGTTTTTCTGCTGTTATTTCAACACACTCTTCATGAGCTTCATTATAAAAAACACATTCTTTTATGGAAAAATAGACCATTTATACCCCCCAAAATAATATATGTACAACTTTGCTTGGGTTCTCATCATTGTTGGGAGTACCTGCTTGATATTCAAATGTCGATAGTGTTGCATTACGTACTAATGTGTGACCAGTTGATGTATTTACACTCGACATGCTTGCAATATAGCCAAAAAGCTTATTTTTAAAAGAAATTGGATAATTTACCTTTATCCATGATTGTTGAGCTGATGGGACTTTAACCCATTGAATGATTATCCCCGTATCTCCACATTGCCACCAGCCATTTTCGGATTTTATAGCTGTATTTTGTAATGCAAGAGTACCACTTTTCTCAGGCGTTAATATATTGTAACGCCGCTGATTTTTGGGATCGTCAGAATAGATATGCAACAATTTCCCTTCAGAACCGTTAATTCCCAATACATACCCATCTTTCGATTTGAAACGCAATTTAGGAAAAGGAGTTTTACTGTCAATCAGTAAACTACCAACAGTTGCGGTTTTATTGCTAGAAATACGCAAGAAAGTATTATCGCTCTCAGATTTAGCATAACTTCCCACATCTTCAGCATTCAAACTAATATCCCCAGCCAACGGCTTCCCGTTAATTTTCCGACTACTCGGCACGGCACTTTTCGCCAATTCTACCGTTTCCGATAAACCGATATTTTTTACAAATTCAGTTTTATTGAAGATGTCAGCGCCATTTTGATTTTTAGCGAGTTTACTATTTGCATTATCATTTACATCGGAAGCAAGTTTCTGAGTTGCTGCAAGTATATTACTGTTGCCTGTTTTGTCAGTAAGCTGAATAATTCCTTTTTGGGCTAATGTGGCATCGGGAATAAAATCTTGAGTTGCAAGCTCTCCCAGTCCTAAATTATTACGCGCTGTCGCTTTGTTATTAATATCAGATAAGTTATTGGCTTTCTGTAGAAATAACCCGTTAGGATCTGCTAACAGATTTTTCCAACGGAAGCTAATGTACTATCCGGATCTGTATTGTTATCTTCTACCCCATTCCACCAAATTTTACTTCCATCATAACTGGCAACAATAGCCCCTTTAGGATAACCATCAGTGGCAGCGCTAAAATCAGCATCATACGAATACAGGCCACCAGACATTGAATAACGTATTGCGGCAGTAATATCATTCAATATCCCGTTCATATCCTTGCCAGATGGGGGAATTCCACCAGCAGATATTGCTGTCATCGTTAACGGGGGAAAACCGCTCTGATATGTAGCTATACCTTTCGCCAAACTGTTTTCAGTAGACTTTGTTGCAATTTCGTTATAGTTTCCATCTTTTGCGAACGGAACAGTAATAAGGGTAGGTTTTTCAGTTAATTTCATTTTTCGGTATTCTTTCGACAATAGAGACGCTGACACCGGCTGGATACGGTAGTATTCTTGATGTTTGGACAATTGCTAATTCTGCTGTTGATAGCTGAAATTCAAATACATAACTCATCTTCATATTTCCATCATCAGTGATATATGCACGTCCGCTATCGCTAAACATATAAACAAGCATTCTGTTGATGTTTGGTATAGTGCAATCAGATATATTTGACATGGCTTTCATCATAATCAGCTTTCGATACATCTGATCTGATAGTTCAATAGTTTTTGTTTTTGGTTCCCCGGCGTAAAATGGCGCTTGGCCAAATGGGTCTGGATCTGTTGTTGTCGAAATACTCAGAAAAGCTTCACCAAATCCTAGGTATTTTGCATTTTCATTAACAGTCAACCATCTGCTAACATTCACTATTTTTCCCCACACATCCAGCCCATACGTGTTTGCTGTGTCAATATTCCAAATCAGGTCGTAAAATGTATTAATAAATTCAGCAGAGGAAACAGCGGCATTGAAACTTCGAATAAGTGAGTTGAGTTTTGGGCTAGCGGCATACTGAGCAAGAATAGTTGCTTCCACATTTTCCATTTATGAACCTACTAATTTCACGAATATATTATCTGTGTCAAGCGTTGGGATTTCATCAATACCAAAACTAATTGATGTTGAATAAGTAGTACCGTCACGGCTAAGTGTAATGCTGTAAATATCAACACTTGATGTATCTATGTTATAAACGCCTGAATAATATCTACCAGCAAATAATGTATACCCTATGGATTTCAAGATGCATCGCGGCGGCAAGGGAGCGAATCCCCGGGAGCATAGATAACTATGTGACCGGGGTGAGTGAGTGCAGACAACAAAGAAGCAACTTGAAAGACGACGGGTATAGATGCTATTCTTGCTCGCGTTCCACCATCTTCACCGTTAAATGCTTGCGCTATAGCTGATTTAACTTGCGTTTCAATATCAGCAGGAAGGTAATCGCTATCAGCAAGTGAGACGCCAACATAAACACGAATGGGCGTCGGTATCACATATTTAATTTCATATTCAGGGTAAGGCTGAACATAGTTTTCATCATCCACAATGGTGTGAGTTGTATTCCCGTTCGTAGGAATACCTGGAGGCTTTTTCTTCCAGATTGCTCTAGCGACATCCTCAGTCTTTCCCCCATACACAGCAATATAAAGAGAGTTCGGCGCTATTTTGTATTTTGATACCCCGACTGTTTTTACTACCGAAGTATCATTTGAAATAACGTATGAATCTGCTACCCCATTTACTTCTAATATTGCCGCATAAATGGCATGTAATGAGTTTGTCGCATTTTTAGCAACAGATTGTTTACGACGATACTCAAAATTAGCACGAGTTTCCTCATCTGTGCCAGGTACGCCAGCACTCGCATTACTGATACCAGACCAGCCAGGTACTGAGCTATAAATCGTGTTCAAATCATCAATTTGGCATGCTAACGGCCCTGTTGTTGAGTTTTGGAAAACAACATCAACAGAGCCGCTGTCAGGGATCTTAGCCTCTGTTATTGAATGATAAAGATATCCTTTTTTATCTTGAGCAATACTACCAATTGGAATAACTGTATTAACTAACCCAGTACATGTTGCTGTTACCGTTGTTCCCGATGCTGGAATTCGGTCTAAAAAATAAATCCGCCCAATGGCATCTTGGAAACGTCCGGTTGCATAATCCGGGTTAATCTGATTGACGATAGCAAGTAACTGATCGTTCTTGTCAGCAATGATAGCCGCATCACTCATTGCCATTTGACCCTGCGGTGTTGTTAAACTGGTACTCATTGCACCGCCCATTGCTGTAGCCAAATCATTTAGCCGCCCATTTAAAATATCAACTTCGTCGGGTACAGTTAAACCCGTCTTTGTAAATGTTACGCTAGGAACACTTGTTGTCAGTACTACAGAGTTAGCCATCAGAAATTTACCACCGCTGATTGATTATTCGTGTCCGTTATTGTCATCGTGCCCACAATAGTTCTTTCGTCCCCGCTTATAGCTTTACAAATGGCAGACTGAACATAAGGTAACTTCATTGCTTCTTGTTGCATTTTGCTGTTAATTAATTGAATTCCGGGCCAATGACCAAGAATGTGCTGATAATAAGGAAGACCTAATGTTGTGTCGTACCAACACTCTCCCAGATATGTACTACAGGCACAAACGACATCCTGAGCCACAGCATAAGGGTTATCAATAATAGCGATATTTCCAGAATCATCTAACGTTAAATCCCATGATTTGATATCAAGAAGAAATGAGCGAGTTTGCATTTTCGATCCTTATAGAAATAAAAAAACCGCAATTAAGCGGCATAGATAAAACAAAACCCGCGAGGGGCGGGCTTAATTTATTCGTTTGGTATTGGTAGCTCGTTTTTAGAAATTATTGCTAGTCTATTTTGATAGTGTTCTGGATCTCCCCATAACCACATTTCTTGTCGACTAACATCATCTTGTGTCAAGATTTTACGCAACTCACATGTGATCATGTCATAAGCATAAACATGCATATTGTATGCTAGCGCGTCGTACATTCTATCCTGCCAGAATGCCATACCATCAGTAGTCTGATTCATATCAGACACAATCACATTGTACTGATCAATCAAGTAATCAAAGAACACCTTACCAGCTAAATCACGTAAAGCTGCTCGATGCTGAGGCGTCCTGATACGCCAAACGAGAATTTGAGTTACAGGGCGGCAATTTAATACAACATCAGGCTGTATAACCACCCGATTATAATAAGCAACCTCTTTAGATACATCATTAAGCAAAGCAAGTTCGAAATGAGACTGACTAATCCGATCACTAAGGCGGCCATCAACACGAACCATACGATAACCAGGTGCAAGTGCCAATCCGTTTATCTGATCGGTAATGTCGATACCCTTAGACAGAGCAATATAAAGGGTGTGATTATTTGAGTTCTCGTTCAAATGAGCGAAAACCTCATTAATCTTTTCAGGATTTACCAATCTTTTTGGCATATACCCCCCCCCTCAATAGATGATTATCAGTTATCAAATTGATATATATAGCTGAGGCTATATTAGCGTCATTGAACCCCTAGTTCAACTGGTTTCACAACCAAAGTTGTGATTTTATTGTTCTGTGATGTATCAAAATGTTTCATGTTTACCATCCCTGGCTTGGGGTTTAAAAATCAACAGATTCTATATTTTTCCCGCCGCTTTTAACGTGTTGTAGCTAGGAAGATAACGCTTTGGATTAACGACACATAGCTGCTGAAAAACGGATGAAGCCTCTTCTCCCTGAGACAACATTGCTTCATCACGGTTCTCATAGTAATACCGGATAACATTCATTACTTGTTTCTCGTTTAGCATCAATTTTATTCCTTGATTTACAGCATTTTCCTTTTGAGCTTTATATACCGGGCTTTCAGTCGAGTAACTTCCTGTTCGTAACAGGACCTCTTCTGCGGGAGTAGAAGGATCTATATAGTTCAGTCCTGAACTCGCGGCATACTGCTGGAATATAGACTGGGACATACACATAGCGGAAATCTTTTCCTGCCGAGAAATGTCACTGTTTTCTGCCCCGGCGCTAAACACGCTGGCAAACAAAGCCCCCGCAACAATAATATTTAATTCTACACATATTTTTATTCCGGCTTGTTGGTTTTTGAACCTCCAGATTCTACACCACCATGAACGTGCGATGAAAGTTTAATCCCATCTCCTGTAATTTCACCCTTCACTGTTACGGTTCCACCGAATGTTGCATTTCCACCGTTACCGCCACCACCTTGAATAACCGCACCATTTAATATAATAGATGGTGAGTTTATTGTGATTGAATTTGATGAAGTAATTTCCGTTGTCGGTGCGACTACGTTAATTTTATTCGGTGAGACAATATTTATCTGATTATCTACGAATTCAACATATTGTTGTGGTTCTGCGTTTAAAACTCCACCCAGATAAATTGCGTCTGAATAATTGTGTGTTCTTTTTGAACCTGGCAATGCCGGTGCTTTTGTTGCTCTGACGCTACTGATATCACGATCACAGATAGCAATTAGACCAATATCACCAATCACTGGATTCATAATGACAGCACTGTTACCACGCTGGAGGCGAAATATTGGAACATTATAGATTATTCCATTCTCGATTTTTCTCCCGGTTCCCGTCATATTATGCACCATCGGCTTGACATCTACGGTTTTCCCATTCGATTTAATGATAAGACCCAAAGTGATAAAAACATGCTGACTGAGAAATTGCCTCATAACAAAATCAAGGGTATTCGCCTCACTATAAAAATCAGCTGGCTTTGTTGTTAATTTTGGCATTGTTTTTACCCTCCTCTTTTACCGGAGTGCTGTTAAATGATGTGTGCCACTGACCACCATCAAGCCAGGATGTGAGATAGTGCTCCGCCCCTGTTATCAGATAAGTGCCGCTAGCGTTCGGTAAAGAGGTTTCTATTTGTATCTTACGACCTAAAATAATTTCATTACTGAAAAGGGTAGTTGCTGTTATTCCCACACCAGTAAATATGGGATAGCCAATCAACCCATATTTGGGAGACGTAAATAACAATTTTTCAACTTTCGGTTGACCATGCGGCCAAATAGTCACTTTATCAATCCCGAAGTCAGTATCTATATCTAACGCATTTGCGGCTTGCTTGATTTGATTAACAACATTTCCAGTAAAATTAGGATTTGAGATAACACCTTTGGCGCCATAATTTTCAACCGTTAGATCGGCTTTTTTAGCCATTGCAGTAATAATATCGACAATATCCACATCTCCCGATGCAGTGAACGGTTCAACTTCCTTTGCTCTTAGGCCAAACATCACACTGGCTGTTATCGTCAGGGGGGCATCAGGTAACTGATTAAAATCTGCATAAGCATCACTGATAAAACCCTCGAATATGGCATTACCATCCGCCCATACACGCATTAAGTTGAATTTTGCACTACCAATCCAGATCCCGCGATAGCTCAACGTTGCCATTTGACTGGTTGTTAAGCCCCAGATTTGTAATGTTATTTGCGTACCTGATATACCGCCCCACGCCGCTATGTTGACATAAGCACGTGCATTTTCGATAGTCAGTATATTGTTAACTATCATCAAATGTCTTGCCGCCAACCAGCTTAAACTCAACTTTGATATTACGTTGCTTATACGTCATTAAGTCACCTCTTCTGGAAAAAGGTAATATAATTTGTAGCGCTGCCCTAATCCCTCCCAATAGGGATCAGATAAACCATCCAGATCAGCAAAAACAACTCACCCTGGAACCGTAAGTAACTGTAACGGACAACTTTATGACAGTTGATGCACACAACTCCCTGCAATACAGGTTTATCATTTACGGTTAAATCCATATATAAACCTGTGCTACGTTGATTGAGACGTATCACGCATGACTGCTCATTCAATGTCACAGTGAACTCCTGAGCCTTAGCCGCCCTGATCGCTATTTCAATCACGTTAATTTCCTCGATAATTCTTTTACTGCATCATTGAGGTGGTTAGTGGCACTCAATACAGAATCATTTAACGGACCAGTAATCGTTTCTGTCGCACGCTGGAAACCGGATGAAACTTTATCGGCAACTTGTGTTGCAGCACTGGAAACCGATTTTTTTAATCCGGTCAGGGCCTTTTTGACATCGGATAATGTGGCGTGTTTTGTTGCACCTGTTTTTTGTTCAGTGTTTTTGCTTGGACCTTTAGCTGTCTCATTCTTTGTTGTATTTGACTTATTAGCAACATTGCTGCTCATCGTCACTTCAGCAATGTCTTGTACGGCTTGGAAAACTGCGGTCACAATCAGCAATGTGACGCCGTTATCCTGCTTTATCCGATAATCGTACTTAATCAAATCGTAACTTGTGTAAGTGGTATCAGGGGTTTCGATATCGTAAATTTCGGCACTGGATACCATCTTATCTAACGCTTCAAGAACATCAGAACGCGAAGTTAGGGTGAGGTTTGTTAAGTTAACCTGAACTCTGGATAAAAAAATGGAACTAAGCGCTTGAAGCACGATCAAAGTTTTTGCTTAGAAAACAAAATCGTGGGGATCCTCAGGCTATGACTACTTTAGAAGAACTTTACTGCTGCGTCGATGATTTTTGCCAAAAATTTATGCCAATGTGGGAGCAACAGCTTATCGCAAATAACCAGCTTAAACGCCATCGCGCCACATCACTGTCTCTCAGTGAAGTGATAACTATCCTGATTTTATTTCACATGAGCCATTATCGTCATTTCAAAGGGTTTTATACGGAGTATGTACAACCCTTCCTTACCGCTGAATTTCCCGGATTGGTGAGCTATAACCGGATAATAACATTGAAGAAAAGCGCCAATATTCCTTTGTGCGCTTTTCTTTCTTCACGCAAAGTCAAATCACAGGGTATTGCTTTTATTGATTCCACCAAAATCGCCGTTTGCCATAATGCGCGTATTCCCCGAAATCAGGTTTTTGATGGCGTCGCAAAACGGGGAAAAACGAGCACAGGATGGTTTTATGGTTTTAAACTTCATTTAATCATTACCGATTGTGGTGAGATCGTCTCCGTCAAATTAACCCCGGGAAATACTGACGATCGCGAACCCGTTAAGGAATTGGTGAAAGGATTATCTGGACATCTGTATGGTGACAAAGGGTATTTATCACAGGCGTTATGCGATGAACTGAAAGAAGAAGGCATTACGCTCATTACCAACGTTCGTCGCAATATGAAAGCGAAATTTTTATCACTTTGGGATAAGGTAATGTTAAGAAAACGGTTTTTAATAGAAACCGTGAATGACCAATTGAAAAATATCTCTCAGATAGAACATTTAAGGCATCGGAGCATTGTCGGCTTTTTGTTGGAGGTGGTATCAGGCTTAATTGCTTATACGTTCCAACCGAAAAAGCCGAGCTTAGGTTCGTGCTCAGGAAATCGCAATGCTTAAGCAGAGTTGAGGTTAACATAATGGAATCGGCTCTTGAGCATACGGATAAAAACGAGGTGCGTAGAATTTGCGGTCATCCAAAATACATACAACAAAGAAAAGAGCTGATGATATGATAGGGAAATCTGGTTTATAAGCGTTGAGGAATTCAGATGAAGCAACCTCATCCCTTAGTGTGTGCATTTCTGCTCTCAAATCTGCCATAAACTATGAGCTCAAGTTTAGAAATTACTTACCAGAAATGAGTATATCGTTAACGTAGAGGGCATATTGGTTACTTCGTGATAAAACTACCAAGTCAGTAAGCTTTTTTCAATTGTTTTTTCTCTAAAAAACTCAACAGATCAACATTCTTCCAATCAATAAACCAAGGATTTGATAACGCATCTGTTATGTAATCGTCAATAATCACATTTTTAGGATTAGCTTCTTGTAAAGATTTAATTACATTTCTGATCCATGTTTTTTTCACTTTCTTATCAATGTAAGGACACGATATAATATCCAAATACAACATGGCCTTTTCTGATAAAATAAGAATATCATCACAAGATTCAAATCTTTTATTCAATAAATCTATAACCTTGTTCTTAGTTGATGAGTAAACCGAATTATTCTTGATAATATACAAACAAGACACTATGTGATAATAAGAACTCATATCCTTAAAAACATTCTCAACAAGTATAGGTGGCAGGTAATGATCAGTATCAAGCTCAGCTAAAGCAAAAATTATATTGTAAGCTTCAAGGTTGATAACCCCACTTATTACCTCCTGATTTGCTGATATTGTTTCGAGATATTCCACAAGCTCATTATATATAAGTTGCTCTAAAGCATCACTATAATCAGGAATGTTTTGCTTAACATATCTAATCATAACAATCAGAATAGAAGCCAACTTATATGATGCACTTACTGATGGAGATACCTTATAGAAAAACAGCGCAACTGTTATAAGAGCATAAGCAGCTGAAAACATATTCCCTTCATCAAAGCCATCTTTTTTTGAAACCAGTCTTTTAACCCTTTCAAATATTACAGAAACAATATACGACGAAACTTCATCATAGCTGACATGGTTTTCAAGACAAGTCATCTTAACCTTATCTATAAAACTTCTTGTTAAATGATTTTTTCGATAAATTTCTTTAGGTATTAACATTAAAGACTCATTAACTTCAAGAAAGCTATTAATAAATACATTCATTATATCGTTAATAGCATATATTACTTTAGATTTTGAAGTCAAAAATGGCCTTTTGTTTTTTGTTACCTTGCTCTTGTTAACATGCATGTTATATTCATTTAACTCATCGGAGAAAATCTGGCATATTCTACTTGCTTCTTTATCTGACTTAGAAAATATAAAAATATCATCTACATAACGTTTTATCTCATAATCAATATTTCTAATGGAAGGCGGTTCCATTTCGGCTAACCTTTTACAAACAATGTTATCTATCTTCTGGAAAATAATTTCAGCAAATATACGACTTATCTCAGGACCAATTATCAACCCATGTGTTTCATTATAATTGCATCGTTGCATTAATCTATCGAATGCATCACCGAAGTTTAGTGCTCGATTACCTAGCATTCCCTTTGTAAACCGTTTATCTTTAGTTGCCCATGAGATCGAATGTGTATAAATGCTATCAAAACATTTTGATACATCTAAAGTATATAAAAACTGAAATCTTTCCTCATACTTCAAAAATTCGGATGATATATAAAACTTGTACAATCGGTCATACCCTTGATAGGCAAAATATGAGGAAAAATGCTTAGAGAGCAATTCCTTGCTCTCAGTCTCAACTCCATCATTCTTATATAAGTTTCTATTTTCCAATAAATTTTTATAGTAGTAGGTATTAGCTATTTTTATTGGTGCTCTTATAGAAAACTTACTCTGTGAGCAAAAGTGTGTAATCATTCCACTATAGTGCTCATAGAAATCTCTCATCTCAACCTGCGCTATCGGATGCGGGACAGAGAGTCTACGGTATTCCGACTCATTCTTCTTGATTTTGAAAACATATGGAATGGTGTATGATACTTTCTTTCTCTCACCAATAGCAATCCTTTGACATATTAACTTGCTTAAGCCAGAGAAATTATCGCAGTTTGTTACATTTCTATAAAAACCATCATTTGAAAAAATGATAGGGGTTTCATATGGAATTGTTTCAGTAACTAAAACCCTATTAAAGTCCTTCTTGTTAATTTTAACTTTTCTCATACTAGACATATTTCCAACACTCCTGAATCTTAAACATTTTAGTTGCTGAATAATGAAAGAAATAGCACTTCTCATGTCCTCGAATAAAACTAAATTTTAAAAGCCTGCATTTTTGCTCTTGTGTTAATTTCATGAAAAATTTAGAAAAAACTTTACCATAAGAGGATAGTATAGCTTTTTTGAGAAAAGAATCTATTTCAGATAGACCTTCTGAATTTCGAGCATTAAGCAAAGGATAATTATAATGAATACCTGACAAGAATTTTAACATTCTATCAGAGTCTGGCACGCTAAAATTTCCTGATAGGAACATTAGTCGATCACATAGCAAATCGAAATCAGAATTTTTATTGAAACTTATTATTGAGTATACTATTCTACTTTTTATTTTATTAACCTTACTTCTTGCAAGATCAATATCAACCTGACGATATAAACCTCGAATATTACATTCAATAACATTATCAGTAATAACGAATCTATATCCTAAATACTCAAAACTAAATAACATATTCGCGTGTGTGTTTTGTTTTGATTTTGGCGATTTTTTAATTACATCACTAACAAAAAATTTCTTTCCGTTATTGAATTTCAATCCCTGAGGCAAGGCAGAACGCAATGATCTTAAAAAACTATGATTTTCTTCGTAACCCCCTGTAACTATGATAATATCATCTACATATCGCGCATAATAAAATACCGCTTCCCCCCCTCTCACAAACTCATCAAAACTTTGCATCAAAGACTCCGATAACACCGCGCTAACAGAAAGCCCTCGAGGAATTCCATGACCTCCATTTATATGATATGAATATAATAACTCTTTCAATAACTGCTTTGTTTTAACACTTAAATTTCTTAAGCCATCAACATGTTTATAAACAAAGTCGGCTTTAAATGATTCATAAAACGACTTTATATCCAAACGATATACTCGGTACTGAGAACATTCAGAAACTAAAGACTTTAATGAATTCACTATAACTGTTCTGGGAACAGACTTCATTCGGTTGGTTTTGACTATGTTATTTTTTATCTTTCTAAGAACCAATATATCTGACACTTCATCTAACCAGTATACATTTTTTCTCCTAATTACTGACGAACTTAAATTAACGCCTAAAAAACCCTGTTGAGCTCTAATAGATGCTAAAAGAATAGTTTTTTGACGTTCATCTGGAACTTTTAATTTTTTCCATTCTTTAAAATCCTCTGGTTGGAAGCAGCCTGAAAGTGTACGAATATTAAAAGACTGGTCATACATACAACCATCCTAATGGTGTTCTCATTGGTTTTTATAACTATGCCTTATAAACACATAGCCTTCAAGAGCCGTTACGCTCAATTCCTTCCTCTCCTTACCTGCACGCCTCATGGAACCTATGCTGGACAAGTTTAGTTATTATCTCTGAAATCCTGAGCTATTTTTGCCAGGCAACTCATTATCTTGGGATTCCTAGTTTTTCCATGAGCATCAGGATGCATTATTGCTAATAAAGAATATTTGTTTTCTTCCAAGAGACCTCGAACATATACCAGACAAGCATCATTTTCTGGGTGATTTGATTTACATGTCCTATAATGTTGAACCCTGTTTTTAGGAAATGAATCAGACGGAAAACAAAGATGAATATGCATCATACATGATTTATATGCTGCTTCTGGCTGAGTGTAATCAACATCTCTACCAAAATAATCAGGATTTCTCCAGTTTTCTTTAATAGTGCTTAAAATCTTGCAGAATAGATCGTTCAAGATTTGAATGCTTTAGGAAGACATCATCAAAAAAATCTTTCCTTGTGTACTCACTTATTAATACGTCCAATTGTTCCATTTATCACCCAGTAAATGAAAAATTCTTAGACTCAATCTTTTTAGTTGTATGGGTAGCCAGCTCTGATAGGGCAGCTTTATTTATGTCACTTTTATAAATCTTAGGCAAGGTAATCAATTGAAGAGAAAAATCATTAAGGCGAACTATCTCAAATCTGGCCTTTGCTACAGATATCAGATACATCCTCATTTCTTGTTTTTCTTTATCAGGTCGGCCTTGCTTCAACATAACCTTAAGACCCTGCTCAAATCCTCTTATTGTAGTTTCGCATGCCTTATTAATTTCTATGTCATTTTGCAGCATAACACCACGAACTTGGCTTTCATCAAGGTTTAAAAGGTTTAAATAATATTCGCTGATTTCATTAGCTAATGAATCAACAATCTCTCTTCTTTCTTGATATTGAGCTTTCAAATCATCCAGATTATAGATAGTTTCACCTACTTTAAAGCCAAATATACCGCAACCGTCGTCCCTCGAATCTACATGATCAGCAGCGAATAAAGGAACTGATAGTACCCCCCTAGATAAAATTCCTGCTAAACAATGTCTTAATGATAGATTCATGACGTTATACCTTATCAAATAATTGGTTATAGTAAGTCACAGACAGTCATAATGCGTCACTGTGCATCATATTTAAATCCATTATTCTTAACCTTAAAACCATGTAGTAAATGATAATTATAGAATCCTTATTCCAAAAGATAGTGATACGTTAAAAGCAAGTCTCAGAAAAATGGTATCATCACTTAATAACTCTTTACAATCCTCAGTAAAAATATCTATCTCAATGAATATTATGTTTAAGCGCCCCCCTTTCCAATCGTAGTCTTTTCTCCTTCATCCCCAACCGGATAATAACTGGCAGTGGTTAATTCAAGTTTCGACGAATATCCTATAAAAACTGCTCCCTATGTATAGGTTTTAGTATCCAATATTTTGGGAGCAGTTTATTAAGTAGCTTTCAATATAATTTCTCTTCAACTCCAAAGCCAGAATATATTAACCTCCCCTATAATAATATATTACTTAATACCCTATTGCGAACCAATATGAACCTAAATTATCACGCCCAATTACAGCACTGGTGGAATTAAATTCATAAACTGTTGAATAGTTATCCGCAGGAATCTCATTAGCATAGACACTCACTTGCATAGATAAACATGCAGTAGGAAATGGGATTGGATAGGTTATTGTATTTTGCCCAGGACCTGCTTTCGGATTATATCCCCACTGATAAATTATTCCGGTATCACCACATCTCCACCAACCGTTTACGGCTTTTAGCGCAGTATTTTCAGTGATATTAATCATGGTTCCTCCTTAAGGTTAATAATTAATATTTTCTTCAAAAGAGATCTACCGACTAAATCATTTAATCACATAAATCATGCATTGATAATTCACTTTAACTATAGTAGATCTTAAATAAAGTATGATAAATTATTTTTATTTATAATAGTGATTAACCATCACAGAGTAATTAATATTAATGAATAGTTTTAAAGACGAAAAATATAAAAAGTTATTTATTAATAATATCATAAAATGACTTTACAACTTCCTACTGTTTCACTTGTGTGATGTCCCGCAACACCTGTCTATAAATATGGATGCAATAATACAAATACAAATTTTTATTTTAACTTTCACAACATTAATATTAAATCAATGTGGCGCTATTCAAAAGAATAATAAAAACAATATATTGAAAGATGGAATATCAAAAAATCAATATTGAATCATTCATCGTTATTAATAAATAACAATTATTTACCCATCCTTTGTCACAAATCCATCGGCGTTACTTCAACAGATTTTCAACGATACAACAAAAAATTATACGAAAAGGGAACTTATTACCTACTATTAAACATAATTAGTAACTCAGATAAATTATTGGACTCCAATAAACCCCTGATGAGGTATCAACTATGAAAAAGTTATCAGCTTGCCTTTTAGCGTTAAGTATTGCCACCTTCTCCTCCAACTCAGCATTCGCAACTATCTGTTTGCAAAGCGATAAGCCACTGACCAAATGTACTCAAGTATGCGGACCAATAGCTCTTTATAGTATTTTTTTCTCAATAGCTTGCTTTTAAATAAATCAATAGCAAGCAAAAGTGACAGGAATAATTTTATTCTTGTCACTTTACCATGTGGTTATTACTCTCATTCATAATGATATACCTTTGCAGTTCAATTATTTTAATGATTACTGATCGTCCAGTACACTAAGTAAATCCAAATTAAGTAATTTGCACAATCATTAAATCGAATAAAATATAAAATTATTTATAGGAAACTATTTTAGATGGAAAAATTTCTTTATTAGATATAATCTAATAGCAACCAATATAAGTCCATAATTAAAGCTATTTTTCTGTATATTTAAGTTTGTTATTTCTTAAAACCATACTGATAAATAAGCAATAAAATAGCCAGAAATA